GCCACATCAGTTTCCGTGATAGCATGTTTATAGTATACTCTTTCTGAACCATCAAAGTGATAGTCATACCAGTAACGAAGCGCTTCGTCGACGCGATCATCGACTTGATCATCGTCGACGTTAATCTCAATGACTGGTTTGCCGAGCTTCCGAAGGCAATACTCTTTAAATGTTGCTTTGGTGGTAGGAATGGCCATCGAATACCTCTTTATTATATTTATGTGTCTGGCTATTTATAAGCCGTATAAATACAACAAGTACAACATGAGGACTTGAAATATTATGAATTTAGACTTGATGATTATTGATAATTTCTATACAAATCCCGATGCTGTTAGAGCCTATGCTTTGACCCAAGAGTTTGATGTAACTGGCAACTATCCTGGCAAACGAACTCAATCTTTTCTGACAGACGATGTTAAAGCATGCATTCAGTACTGGATGAATTTTGCTGGTAACATTACCAACTGGTACGAAGACTCTGGTTATACCGGAGCTTTTCAGTATGCCACAGCCCAAGATCGTACCTGGATTCATTGTGATCATACGAGCATGTGGGCAGGAGTATGTTACTTGACTCCTGATGCACCGCTATCGAGTGGTACTGCTATGTATCGGCACAAGGAATCAGGAGAATGGCGATCGCATGAAAACCTTTACGAAGGATACGACTACACCAAATGGGATAAAGTAGATTCGATAGGCAACAAGTATAATCGACTTATTCTTTATCGTGGAGATCTCTTCCATGCTAGCCTCGACTACTTCGGCAAAAACTTATATGACGGGAGATTGTTCCAGACATTCTTCTTTGATACGGAGAGATTCTCATGAAGATATGTAAGGTAATATGGTCGACGAATCGACTCGAATATTTGATTCCTACTCTAAAATCACAGCGTGATATGCTAAACTTTGAAGGATGTGAAGTCGAAGGCATCTTTATTGATGATATGCCAAAAGGTCGCCATGATGGTACGATGTTCGAGCTAGCCAAGAATTTTGGCTTTACTGAGATCTTCCTACATCAGCAGAATATGGGTTTACCATACGTATGGAATCGAACCTTCGAATTGTTGAGAGAACGAGATTATGATTACGTTTATCTATCTGAAGATGATGTGACGTTCAACTGTCCGATTCGAATGCTCGACATGACTCAGATTCTTCACGACTATCAAAAAGTTTCTCAGGTATGTTTAACAAGGCAAAAATGGTATGACTTTGAAGAGGAAACGCAGGCTTATGAAACAGACATTACACTTGGAAAATACCGTGGCGAACTTTCTGAGGCATATTTTTGGAGTTTGGCAAGTGTTTTTCCACGCGCCATAGTAGATCTTCCTCATGCCGAATCAGTAGGTGAGAAGAACTTAAGCGAGTATGTTGTAGCGAAATCATTGCAGCAACTTGGCATGCAAACTTGTAAGCTCAAGACCGAAGAAGGCCATAACATCGTAAATCATATCGGCGAATATAGCATCGGTAAGAGGGCAGAACCAGGAGATCCTCGTTATGAAGATTTCGCGTCATATGATCCTGAAACGAAATATAGCTCAAAGCACGGAACGAAGTGGGTTTAATCAAAATTGAATTATACTGGCGTCATAATTATTATAAATATAAGTAAATAATCTGTGGGATAGGGAACCAGATGACACCAAATAACTTTCGCGTTAAAAACGGGTTAACCGTAGCGAATGGCGTAACAATATCGGCAGGCAACGTCGTAATTACGAGCGGTCAACTCGTTATTGGTGCGACTGCGATTAACGCTACCTCACTGAGTGACGGGGCCAATAACGCATATTCCAATGCAGTCACTTATACCGATACAAAGATTGGAACTGCCAACACAGCAATGGTAGCCAATGCCGGTGCAGCTTATACGAATGCCATTACAATTGCTGCGAATGCTAGCAATCTGACTTCTGGTACAGTGGCATTTGCTCGATTGCCTTCATTGTTTGTTGGAACAACGACGATTCAGTCGACGAGTGCCGCGCAAGCAGTCAGTGGCATTACAACTCTTGCTGCTGGTAACACAACGATCACTGGCGATATCACAGTTTCTGGTAACCTCACTATCAATGGTACCACAACGAATATAAATTCTACAAATCTTCTTGTAGAAGATAAAAATATTATACTTGGTGATGTGACTACTCCAAGTGATGTCACTGCCGATGGCGGTGGTATTACTCTGAAAGGTGGTACCGATAAGACATTTAACTGGGTTGATGCAACTGATAGTTGGACATCTTCCGAACATTTAGATATTGCAACTGGTAAAACCTATAGGATCAATGGTACTACTATTGCTAACTCTACGGCTTTAGGTACTGGAATTCTTGCATCGTCTCTTACCTCTGTAGGCACTTTAAGTTCTCTTACACTCGGCGGAGCTTTATCTGCGAATGGTGGAGTAGGAACTGCCGGTCAGGTATTAGCATCGAATGGAGCGACTGGTTCTCCATATTGGGTAACAGCAGTCGGTCCTCAAGGTGCTCAAGGCGCAACTGGTGCAACTGGTGCTCAAGGTGCTACTGGTGCAACCGGTGCTCAAGGTGCTACTGGCGCACAAGGTGTTGCTGGCGCGCAAGGTGCTCAAGGACTTCAAGGCGCTCAAGGTGCTACTGGTGCAACTGGTGCTCAAGGTGCTACTGGTGCAACCGGTGCTCAAGGTGCTACTGGCGCACAAGGTGTTGCTGGTCCTATAGGCGGATCCAATACACAAGTCATATTTAATGATAGTAACGTAGCGAATGGTTCTGCTAACTTTACATTTAATAAAACAACTAGTGCAGTAACTTTTGGTGGACCGGTATCAGGTATCACGACTCTTGCAGCCGGTAATACTACGATCACTGGAAATATTAGCGTTACAAGCGTTGGAAGTTTTGATCGAGTGACTACTGCTAATAATGGCAGTGGAACAAATATTGGCATCGGTGATGATGCGTGGTTCGGAGATGTTAACATCGCTGACACTGTTCGTATTATGGGACAACAAAGTGCCAATAACGGACACATTATCTTTGGTAATGCTGATAATAGTGTAAAACTTGGTAGAACTGGAACTGGTGCTCTTACATGGAACGGAGCATTTAGTGTTACTGGTGGTCTAACTACGCTGTCAGCGAACCTTGTGATGGCCAATAACAACATTACTCGCCCAATCTTAACAGGTTATACAGAACACGAAGTGGCTAATACTGCTGCGACTGGATCATATAGCCTTGATTGCGGTGCTGCTAACTTCTTCGATTTGACTCTCACTGGAAATATTACAATCGCTCCGACCAATATACCTCCGGCGACTCGCGTATGGTCTGGTTCTATTGCAGCCAAACAAGATGCAACAGGAGGTCGTACGATCACATGGCCGGCAGGTACTAAATATGCAGGAGGAGTTGTGCCTCCTGCGACAACGACTGCAAACGCGCTCGATATCTGGTCGATTATGACGTACGACGGAGGCACGACTTATATTGTTTCATTGTCAGTGAAAGCGGCGGCATAACTTATGGGTATTGGTGGCGGTTCTAAATTTACACTCGAAAAAACCTGGCGAGCAAGCGGTGTCGGTACGACGAAGTTTAATAGCCCAGGAAATATCGCAATTCCTTATGGTAGGAATAGTATTCTTGTTTCAGGACAAGGTGGATCTGGAACTGCTTTAATTCCTGGGCCTGGAGCTAACTTTAATATTGTCGCCGGAAATGCAACCGGTACATTTAATATTATTCCCGGGACCGGAAGCACATTCAACGTAATTCCTGGACCTGGAGCTAACTTTAATATTGTACCAGGAAATGCAACCGGTACATTTAATATTATTCCCGGGACCGGAAGCACATTTAATATTATTCCTGGACCTGGAGCTAACTTTAATATTGTACCAGGAAATGCAACCGGTACATTTAACAAAGTTCCTGGGACCGGAGCTAACTTTAATATCATCTTTCCACAAACAGGCACATTTAATATTCTCTTTCCGGGAACAGGCACATTTAACATTGTTGCAGGAACTGGAACAGGCACATTTAATAAAGTTCCTGGAACTGGAAGCACATTCAACGTAATTCCTGGGCCTGGAGCTAACTTTAACATTGTTGCAGGAACTGGAACCGGTACATTCAATAAAGTTGCAGGAACTGGCACAGGTACATTCAATAAAGTTGCAGGAACTGGAGCTGGCTTTAACGTTGTTGCGGGAACTGGAGCTGGCTTTAACGTTGTTGCGGGAACTGGAGCTGGCTTTAACGTTGTTGCGGGAACTGGAGCTGGCTTTAACGTTGTTGCAGGAACTGGAACTGGTAGTTATAATACTAGCGGTGGAAATGCAGTCTCTTATAATGCTCCTAGTATTAAATATGGCCCAGGATTTGTGAATGCATTTAACGCTATAAGTAATGGTCCTCAAAACTTCAATGCGCCTTCAAATGGTCCACAAAACTTCAATGCGCCTTCAAATGGCCCACAAAACTTCAATGCGCCTTCAAACGGCCCTCAAAACTTCAATGCGCCTTCAAACGGCCCTCAAAACTTCAATGCACCTACAAATGGGCCACAAAACTTCAATGCTCCAACGAATGGCCCACAGAATTTTAATGCACCTACAAATGGGCCACAAAACTTCAATGCTCCAACGAATGGCCCACAGAATTTTAATGCTCCAACGAATGGCCCACAAAACTTTAATGCGCCAACGAACGGGCCTCAAAACTTTAATGTCGCGAATGGTCCTCAGAACTTCAATGTCGCGAATGGTCCTCAGAACTTTAATGCGCCAACGAACGGGCCTCAAAACTTTAATCCTGCAACTAACGGGCCTCAGAACTTCAATGCGCCTACAAATGGTCCTCAGAACTTTAATGCGCCAACGACCGGGCCTCAAAACTTTAATGCGCCAACGACCGGGCCTCAAAACTTCAATGCGCCTTCAAATGGCCCACAAAACTTCAATGCACCTTCGAATGGTCCACAAAACTTTAATCCTGCTACCAATGGTCCGCAGAATTTTAATGCTCCAACTCCGGCGGTTCCAGGAAATGCAGCAAATGCGCTCGGTATTACTTTCCCCGGATCAAATGCCGGTGGTACGCCTGCGCCGGTGATAAATAATCAGACGGCAAGCTACTATTCTTTTCCGGATGGCCAATCACATTCGGTAACTGTAGCGCCCGGAGGATATATAGATATTACTATTGAATAAGTGACTTGACGAGGATTTACTATGCCATATATTATTCCTAAATATGGGAAACAATTGAATTGCTTTGCAGTATGGTCGGGAGGATTTACTCCTGAAGAAGTCGATAAAATTATCGATCTCGAAAAACTCCAAGAGTTTGAAAAAGGAAAAGTTGGGCTAGAGAAGAATGCCGCAGCTCCGGCTGAAACGCGAGATTCTGATATCTCGTGGATACATCATGATCAACACAGTGATTGGCTATTTCAGAGAATGTCAGGAATCGTTTCTGTCGTGAACTACGACAACTTTATGTATGATATCGAAGGCGTCGAAGCTTTTCAATATACAAAGTACGGACCAAATCAACATTATACATGGCATTGGGATGTTGAATTTGGCTGGCAGAAATATATAAGAAAGATCTCAGCATCTCTGCTTCTTTCAGATCCGAGTGAATATGAAGGTGGAGAGTTAGAGATCGTAAACAACGGAAACTTTGAAGACAAAGTTTCGTTTAAACCGAATAAAGGTGATATCGTATTCTTCGCTTCATGGATGCCACATCGAGTGAAGCCAATCACTTCTGGTTTTCGTAAGAGTCTTGTAGCATGGGTAATGGGTGAGAGAGAATGTTGAGTTGGAATCCTTTTAAAAAGAAACCTATTATTGAGTTTTATTGCCATCGCGATGATGTTGAGGCATTACCTCAGCCAAAGCCTGCGGCAAAATATATGCCAGAATGGTATAAAAGAATTCCTCCACTGATTACAGATGGAAGAGATGATCGTGATTGGTCAGGATCTCATAGCTTTACTGCAAAAAAATGCATGCCGATGATCGACGCAATGTCATTAGGATATGTCATTCCTCTTATCGGCGACTTGACAGTCAGATCAAATCACGACTGCAGTACAATTGAAGTCACGTCTTCTCCACAGATCAACGTATGTGAGTTTCATGACATTCGACAACTTGGAGAAAGATCTGCTCCTGGATTTCCTGCACCTCCTTTGAAGTTTGTCAATCCATGGATTGTAAAGACTGCTCCGGGTTGGTCGACTCTTTTCATAGCTCCGATTAATAACTTTGAAAGCCATTTTACATGTCTGTCAGGATTAGTTGATACAGATACATATCCAAAAGAAGTCAATTTTCCTGCAATCTGGCACACTCCAAATGCCGACGTGCTTTTACTTGCTGGTACACCTTTAGTCATTGCCATTCCAATTAAGCGTGATGCTGTTCCATCAAAGCCCAATATTCGAAACATGAAAGAAGATGAACATCACTTAATTAATATCATATCAAAGATGCAAAACACTCGAAGAAGCGTATATACAAAAGAATTGAGAGTACCAAGAAAATGAAAAACTTGTTTTCTTTATTAAAACCAAAGAAAGATATTGAATTCGTAGATACTAAGAAGTTATCTTATCATAACTTTTCTGTTGAACGAGCGATTGATGTTCCAACAAATACTCGCAAGGTTCAACAAGACAAGTATGGCAAGCATCTGATGCCATACTGTCCGGGAATTTTAGACTATGCTCAATTTGGCTATATCATTCCGGCGTGGGTAGACATTCATATTATGGCAAATAAAGCTGGTACTTCTTGGTATCTTGGAGACAGAGGACCGAGAGGAGATCGCGGATTTGACAATGGCGTAAAGATGGATGAAAAATTTGTAGAAGGCGCATTTACTCCAATTGGAATTGATCCTACAGCAATCTTATTTCCATCTCCTTGGAAAATTTTTACTCAAAAAAACATTAGCGCATTGTTAATGCCTGCATTTTATCATTCTACTTTTCTTGAAGATCTATACATAACTCCTGGTTTGGTAGACTATAAGAGTTTCCATATTACAAACTTCATTTGCATGCCGAAAAGAGAATGTAACGTTCACATTAAAGCGGGAGAACCTTTGTTGCACGTCATTCCTTTCCTCAATAAAGATATTACTGCTTCTGTTGGCCCAGCTTCAGATGAGATGATAGATAAAACTATGAATCTAATTCCCGGAGATGATAAGCAATACTATCGAAAGTATATGGGAATAAAAAAGAAATTTAATATGCAAAAAGAAGAGAATAAACAATGAACATTTTTGTTTCAGTATGCTCGTATCAAGATCCTTTACTTCCTCATACCATCAAGAGTATGATGCAAACCAAATCCAATCGGAATAATGTAGTCTATTCGATCTTCGAGCAAACTCGTTATGAAGATTCGTTGGCGTGCACAGAACCTGTGCTTGTAAGTCGAGATGATGTCATCTATAAAAGAATCGATCCCGAATACTCTGATGGTTGTGTTTGGGCAAGATATATTAATATGTTAAATATCACAAACGAGTATGACTTCATTTATCAAGTCGACTCACATATGTTACATGATATGAATTGGGATCGAGCTCTGATTGAAGATTATAAGAGAGCGATGGATATGTGTGAAACCAATAAAGTCATCATTACTGGATCATGTAAATCATTTATAATTGAAGAAAAAGACGGAGAGATTAAAACTTATCTTTGTCAAGAAGAAAATGATGCTTGTCAAGTCAAGTATTATACTATTGATCCGGATACTTTGATTCCAGATGTACATGGAGACGCGATTCCATCGACTGATATGCCAAGACCGGCGTTTCATATTATGGCAGGAAACTTCTTTACGCATGTCGATTGGATTGACAATGTCGGATTAGATCCAAAAGTCTTCTTTGTAGGAGAAGAAGTCATGATGACGATGATGTCATACGCTGCTGGATATAAAATGTTCCATCACAGTAAGATGGTTTCATATCACTTAGAAGACACGAGTAATTGGCATACGAAAACTCCGCCAGAAGATGCGAAAGCTGCGCGAAGAAGAAAAATACTTTCAGAGATCGGTCGTTGGCAATGGAAAAAATATCTTGAGGCATGCAGAGAAGATCTTCTTTCTGAATTCCACAAAGAATTTGGTGTAGACTTTATTAATCTTGATATTGAAGATCGTGCTCGAACTTATAGTCTTGACGTTGTTCCAGGTAAAATTGATCTTCTTGCTATTTCGAAGAAACCGAAGAAGAAAGTGAAATTGCCGAAAACTCTTTTTATGAGTGAAGATGAAGAATGATCGTTTGTTCTCTTCCACGATGTGGTGCTACTCGTTTTTGCTTGGATCTCCAAGAGAAAACAAGTTTACCATTTGTGGGAGAGTTACATCCTGTTCACATTCAAAGTAATAGAAAACAACTTACTCACGAAACTAAGCATCAAACAAATTTTACGCAAGATTCGTTTGCCGACTTGTTACAAGATCATAGTGAACACATCGTACTTGTAAATCAACACTCGTATCTTTTAGCCAATCAGGCAAGTTTCTTTATACTTCGTAAAAATATGAGAAACGCTGCTTTAAGTATGGCAAATTATTTGCTAAAAGTATATCCCGAATTAAAACCCAATGCCATTCGTTTTAATATTGGTTTGATGTATAATGATTATCGTGCACTCGTCGCGTATTTAAATAAATACCAAAAAGAAGTTGTTTGGTACGAAGATTATTATGGTATCGAAGACACACATATGCCTTTACTTGATTCGTATCCTGGCAAAGAGTCTATTATAAAAGAGATTGATTCGTATTATGAATCTAAAAGTTCATAAAAGATATGTGCTTACATTCGCGCAATTAGCAGGCCCATTTATTACAATCTGGGCTCTGATTCAATATGCAACTTTTCCATGGATAATTGTTTCACTCACAGCGTTCTTTTTGATGAGAGTAATAGGTGGATCGATTACGTACCATCGAATCCATAATCATCGTACGCATACAATGAATCCTATCGTAGAATTCATATGCACGGCATTCGGATTCTATGGTTCATTTGCTTCGCCGCTTGAATTCTGTGTATCGCACGACAATCATCACAAGTATCATGACACTCAGAAGGATCCGCATCCTTACCATTTGCAAGGTTGGAAAATACTTTTTCCGATTCTTTGGAATAATGACACGAATCAAATAAATTTGAAAACAACAGTCAGACTGATTCGTAATAAGATTACCAATTTCTTCTATGAAAAATACTGGATTTTGTTATTCTTACCGTTTCTATTGTTATTCATATCGTTACCAGCATACTTGTTTATTTACATTGTTCCTGCTACATTGTCGATATGGTCCACAGGAATCGCATCTCTAAATCATGATAAAAACGGTCCAAAAGATATGGGATTTTGGTACGGAATTATCAGTGGTGGAGAACATATGCATAAACAACACCACGAACAACCATTTGATACAAGCAAAGAAGGTTGGATAAATACCATCGCAGACATAATAGCTACAAAGAGAGTTAAGATATGAATATTGTTTATACTGTTATAAATGATTTGTCAGAAATAGATTTTGATGACTTGTATGAAAGATCAAAGGATGCTATTGATGCGAATTGGCCGGCAAATTCTACATTAACTGACGCCGAACGAAAAGCCAACATGCGCACATTAATTGAAAGCGGAATTAATAATGAGTGGCCAGGATTAAATCCTCATGGCGCAAATGATACTTATATTATGATAAGAGCTTTTGATACTGTAGCTGGAAAAGATATGGGATTTGTAAGCGGGTTTATCCTTGAAAATGGAACATTAGATGGCAGACATTCACTCACTGCTCCGGATGAAAACGGTTCTAGAAATTACGTTTTTAATCAAGAAAATGTAACAGCCAAAAATAATTTTAATATTGAAATTGGTATAACTAAACATTTGTATAGAAATATTCCTGCAAATTCAATCTTTCATAGAACTTTGCGTATGCGAGCAAACGCAGCAAACTATGAACTTTTAGAAGACGTAGATTCTCCAACGCACGGGCCAAATTTTAGAAATATATTAATACAATTAAATCTATGAAGTTTTTATTGAATGTAGGAGCCGAGAAATCTGGCACTACTTGGTTATATGAGTATTTTAAAGAACACCCAGATTTCTATGATATGGGAAAAGAACTGAATATTATTCAGAGAGACGATTTAGTTCCTGTCTTAGAAGATGTAAGCGAATATAGAAAAGACATAGAGTCTTTTTTTCGGGCTGTTTCAAATATAAATCAAGTCACAGGCGACTTCACACATTATGAAGGCTCGAGTGAGAACATCTTTCGACTTATTAAAAACGGTTTACTAAAATACGATATCGAAGTAGTACCAGTTTATATTATGAGAGATCCTATTCAGAGGAGTTGGTCTTCTTGGAATATGATTGGAGGAGGTAAAATTCCAAATCGGTCGTTAGCTTCACGATTTGTCATGAGCAATTTCATATCATGTAAATATAAAGAAACTATCGAAGCTTTGGACAGTGTGTTCGCAAATCCGCTCTACTTCTTTTATGAGGATTTTTTTACTCAAACCAATATCAATCAGATATGTGACGAGTTAGAAATTTCTCGACATCCAGCAGAATGTGATAATAAAGCAGGAGCTTCTTCCTATAAGAAAATGCCAAACAGTTTCGTCAAGGCTTTTGGTAAATCTTTAAAGAATAAAGAGGCTGCTAAATATGTTTTTGAAAGATTTGAAAATGTACCATGGAAACTCGAGGATTATTCGTAGATCTACTCTCGATGAAGATATTCGCTTAACTTTTCTTGAAGGTTTAAATAGGCATACGAACATGCATTACTTTGATCGTAATGCGCCTACAAATAAAACAGATGAAGCTGTGCTTGAATTTCTCGACAGAGAACAGTTTAATTGTAACAAAACTCATATTGAATATTGGTATCAGGCGTATAAATCTTCTGGAGATTTGTGGCCTCATGTAGATTTTAATGAAAAGCTTCGGCACAGAATTGAGGCTGGAGAAAAGTTGAAACCAGAAGAATTAATGTCTCCAATTACCATATCGTGTTACTTAGAAGCAATCGATCTTGAAGGCGGAGAATTTTGTATTTCTGAAAGAAGTTGGTTAGACTATGAAAAAGAACTGAGCCCTCCGGAAGTTTTAAAAGAAGAATTGTTAAAATATACACACGAGTCTTTTCAACCTACCGAAGGTGCGGTCTTATACTTCGAAGGCAGTCGATACTACCATTGGGTCAATGAAATCAAAAGCGGCTCTCGCAAGAGCATACTCATCAATTTCTGGGACAATTGTAGTCTTAACTCCACTTCGCCCAATTAATTTCTAATGTCTATATTACCAGAAATAGAAATACGATGTTCGTCTGAAGTTTGAAACGGATATACCTGATGCTTAAGATAATTTGGAAACATAATAAGAGAACCTTCCCATGTCTTATCAATATCTAATTGAGTCGTACTAATTCCACCGTCTAATGAGTTATAAATGAATTCAAACTTTGATGCAACTTTATAGTTTGATTCTCTTACATTTGGCATATTTAATTCCTCTTCTAAATCATAAGGAATTGCAATCCATATCACCCATGAAATAGCTTTGTGGTGAAAATGTATTGGATTATATTCGTGTTTCTTCTGAAAATTTACCCAAGCATCATTATCAATGACATAATTATGATTTTCATAAAAATTAAATTTTCTTCTATATTCAAGAAACGTTTGCTCTATGCATTCTCTAAACTGCCCGTTAATAACATACTGAAATTCTGTTTCTAATTGCCCAGCTAAATTAGTATTGTATTTTTCCGGATTATTATCAACTTGCTTTTGCAAGTCACAAGTCAACTCAGCAAAAATAGAAACTGGAATTCTTGTTTTAAGAACTCCTGGGTTATAAAGTTTTATTTCTGAAAATTCTAAGTTCATAATTTCACCGATAATAATTTAGTTAATAGTAATTGTAGAGGTGTCTTTACATATGCTCATAGTACCTTCGCAACAGATATTCCAATCTTGACCTGTCTTTGCTCCACGGCTTGGAACATTAATGATAACATTTTTACATAGATATTCTTTACCATCTTCGAAAACGCGCCAGACATGATCTTCTGTCCCGCGATTAGGTTGTCCTCTTGATTGATTGAATCTTATCATAAACTCAGACATATTAGATTATTTCTGCTGTTGCATCATATACTATAGGTTCAATGTACGGACGTGTACCAATGTTCATGTGAATAAATTTGAAAGGTTTGGTTGATGTGTTACGAGTAAAGCTATGCGGTAGCCAGGAATTTGCAAACATTAGTTGACCAGGAACTGGCGTAAAATTAATAGACGATGTTGCTGTGGTAATGTTAGAAGAATTATGTTCGTATAGTGGTAACATAAGTTTCATTGGTCGCGGATCATGAATCACCATTCGCGGAGGATCTTTCGGGCACTCTAAAAAATAAAAAGCAACTAACTGACAGTCGCTGTGATTATGATACTCCATTGATGAATACTTATGGTGTTCTTGACTCCAACATTCGGTAAGATAAGTCGAAAGTCCATTCATGTTGTATCCTTGATCGCTCAAAAGATTCCATGCTGTGTTTAATGTGTACTGTATCAGTGGAAGAAGATCTTCTTCGTTAGACACATCTGCTTGCACGACTGGATATACATCGTTTATTTTTGTTATTTTGCGCGCGGCCCTTAACGCCGCATTTGATGCTGCTCTTGAGAAATCAAGAAGTTCTGGCTTCATAATACTATAGATAGGTGAGCTAAAATACTGCCACTGATCAAGTATGTCTGTCATAATAAAATCCTTATGTTATGTATATTGGGAAAGATCAGCCTCTATCACTGTATCTAAAAACAGTCGGTTTCCAATCTTATTCCAACCACTGTTGACTTGATAAAATATATTTAAACCGTTGTTCAAACCATACTGAATAGCCCAACTAAGTATTTCGGCTGTTAGCGGAGCGCCTGCTTCAAGCAGTTGTAAAAAGCTAAGATCAGGATTTTCGTGTTGTCTCCAAACCATAATTACGTTTGATTCGTCTGGTTTCATCCACATCGGAATAGTATCAAGACCGAGTGGAAACTTTTCATTTCCTAACCATACACAGCTAAACGATTTGCACGGATTCTCAGGTCGTTGTTCATGTATCGAACATCCTTTTGTAGTTACAAAATGACATTTCCTTCCTGGCCAAAATTGATGGCCAAGAGCTTCTCCAGTTAACCAACCGCAGCACTTCGTGCAACTTCCACATTCTCTTGTCATATTATCTCACTTAAATTGAGGACCAGCTAACCATACTACTAGAGTTTTACGAATGCCTTTTGTCACAGGAGTTACTCTGTGTAAAATAAAGGACGGGAATGCAACTACTAAACCTTTTTGTTTTGTGACTTGAGTCGGCACGGGTGCATCAAATATCTCAAGATCTCCCCCCTCGTATTCAGAAGGATCAGATAATTGTATTACAAGAGATAATTTGCGAGGCGCATTCGTTGCATTTCCACCTCTGTCAAGATGCCACGTATAATGATCGTCTTTTCCATCGTATATAGTATACTGAAAGTCCTCTACAAATCCCCATATATCTAGATTGAAGAATTCACCGTTCAGTTGTCTTGCTATGAAAGCAATTCTATCATATATAAAATTAGTCTCGGGCGTAAGATTTATCCAACCTATTTTAGATGATCTAACTGCTTCTTCAACTTTACTATCAGGTCCAACACTAGCAGATTTGATCGTGAGACTATCACCAATACTAACTATTTTATCGATCTCTTCTTCAGTAAAACCATCACGCCATGATGCAAAAGAAATTTCTGGTATACCTAACGATGGAGAAGGAGCTATTTGATATACTGCCATTATTTACGCTCCCAAATATTATCTCGATAATGGGATTCATGACTTTGAAGCTTTCTACGTGTACCTTTGAGTGCTTTCAGTTCAGTTTCATTGAATGCTCTACATACATTTTTCGAAAACAAAGTATCTCTTTTAATTGGAATAACCTGCATTAACGGTGTACCAGCAGGTAGAATACCTTTAAAATTGGGTTCGTTCCAAACAAATGGAAAGTTAATAAACTCAAAATAACCATCGCAGTCTACCATACCCGAAAAACAAGTAAATCTTGGATCAGGTCTATTTAATGGTGGAACAAACAACAGTGAGTATCCTTTCGGGCAGTTGATTGCCCACCAGTTCATGAATTTAATTGGAGGTTTTGGTAAATGTGGAGCGGGGCATTTGTCAGATGTTACTTGCCACTGTAAATGATTCTCGATCATTGCTCTCGGATATTTGCTGTTGTATTCAATGAACGAACAATCTTCATTCGAAGTGATTTCAACATCAGCAACGAGTGGAATAATCCAACCCGTGATCATCGCATCAAGAAAAGGTGGGCATCTTTTGAGAGTAGATTGATCAAAGCCTACATCCTTCTTCATTGGCAAAGCTTTATACCATTCTGGTATCAGTTTGCGGGCAGGATAAGGTTCTGGTATATTTCCTAAATCATCATCATAGCAAAGAAATTCTAGTTTAGGCTCATTCTTTTCAAAAAACGAAAACATCAATTTTGTCCATTTCCAGGTTTTTCATAGTGTATTCCACCAGATTCAATAAATTTTTTACATTGCTCGACGTCGCTCGCACCTCTCAGAATATGATCATCATGCAAACTAAAATGTAAGCTTGAGATCCATATTCTGAGATGTGGTGGAAGTTTGTCATAGCAACGCATTACCAATGCCATTCTTTGTATGTTAACATGTTCCAAATGAATGACTCTATTATATATATGTAAATTACAGGGCTGCTAGTTCGACTAAGTTGCTCTCTGTGATGGCATCTAAGCCAATCAATGCTTGTTTGACTGCGGTAAAATCGTCATGTTTTTCATCGTAGATGACAAATGGAAAATCAGTAAATTCTCCAATATCCCATGTATTTAGAGCATTGAATACAGATTCGTATTGACTACTATCGTTGTATGATAAATGAGTAAACTCAATGTTATTATCCTGTAGCCACTGATAGGCTGCAGCAGAGTCGTTGCCACCTGTCGTAGTCAAACCAGTATAAAGATAAACGTCTTTAATTCCTACTAGCATGTATTGTTTCCTTTTTGTTATTTGTGCTAAAATGTTACACTCATCGTACCATTAGCGCTGCCTGTTCCAATATTTATAGAAACTATTTGATATGGGTATACTTTTACTGATACTGAATTTGTCGTAGTACCAATATTACCAGCGTTTCCTGATGCTCCAGGATTTGATGTGCCGGCTGTTCCGGCGGTCGCTCCAGTTCCAGCACTACCTGCTGTGCCAGTATTTCCTGCTGCTCCTGCGCCTCCTGGATTTCCAGCCGCACCATTTGTAGCTCCAGTTCCAGCTGCTCCTGTTGTGCCAGCATTACCAGCAGCTCCGGCACCGCCTGGGTTTCCAGCCGCACCATTTGTAGCTCCAGTTCCTGCATTGCCAGTCGCTCCAGCATTTCCTGCTGCTCCTGCACCTCCTGGATTTCCAGCTGCACCATTTGTAGCTCCAGTTCCTGCATTGCCAGTCGCTCCGGCATTTCCTGCAGCGCCGGCATTACCAGGACTTCCTGCTGCTCCTGGATTTGCTCCAGTTCCTGCCGCTCCTGTTGTACCAGCATTTCCGTTGGCTCCTGCACCGCCTGGACTTCCTGCTGCTCCTGGATTTGCTCCAGTTCCTGCCGCTCCTGTTGTACCAGCGCTTCCTGCAGCGCCGGCATTACCAGGACTTCCTGCTGCTCCAGCGTTTGCTCCAGTTCCTGCGGCCCCAGTATTTCCAGCACTTCCATTGGCGCCTGCATTACCAGGACTTCCTGCTGCTCCAGCGTTTGCTCCAGTTCCTGCGGCTCCTGTATTTCCTGCGCTGCCTGGTGTTCCTGCATTACCTGAACCACCGGCAGCGCCCGAAAGAAGTCCTCCATTGCCGCCTGCGCCGCCGTTGCCGTTAGTAGCACCACTTATGTTGCCTGAATTACCCGCGGTACCAGCATTGCCGGCGCCGCTACCACCTTGCTTTAAAGTCCAACCCGATGCTCCGCCTCCGCCTCCGCCGCCTCCGCCGCCTCCGCCTACACCAGCGTTGCCAGGAGATCCGGAGTTACCCGCCGTACCACCAGCTCCTCCTGCACCACCGGCGCCATTTGTTCCTGGGTTACCAGCATTGCCAGTGGCTCCTGGATTCCCAGCATTTCCTCTTGCACCGCCTGCACCACCAGCACCGTTATTTCCTGGATTACCAGCATTGCCAGTGGCTCCTGGATTACCAGCATTACCAGCAGCACCGCCTGCACCACCAGCACCGTTATTTCCTGGATTGCCGGCATTACCAGTGGCTCCTGGATTACCAGCATTACCACCAGCTCCTCCTGCACCACCAGCCCCATTGGTGCCAGGATTGCCTGTTCCTCCAATACCACCAGATGTCCCAGCTGTACCACCAGCACCACCAGTTCCTGCAGCTCCATTATTACCGGGATTGCCTGTTCCTCCAATACCTCCGGAAGTACCGGCCGATCCTCCGGCGCCGCCTGTACCAGCAGCTCCATTGTTACCGGGATTGCCTGTTCCTCCAATACCACCAGATGTCCCAGCTGTACCACCAGCACCGCCAGTTCCTGCAGCCCCATTATTTCCGGGATTGCCTGATCCACCTGGATTTCCAGAAGTTCCGGCCGAGCCAGCTGCTCCGTTTGTAGCATTTCCTCCAGCCCCACCAGTACCACCGGTTCCACCTGGAAAATTAGCTAAGGAACCAAACGTTGAAACGTTGCCTGGGTTTCCACTTGATCCCGGATTTCCGTTTGCTGCGCCAGTCCCAGCATTACCAGCAGCTCCGGCACCGCCTGGATTTCCTGCTGCTCCTGGATTAGCTCCAGTGCCAGCATTACCATTTGCTCCAGTATTTCCTGCTGCTCCGGCATTTCCAGGGCTCCCTGCTGCCCCTGGATTAGCTCCAGTGCCGGCATTACCATTTGCACCTGGATTTCCTGCTGCGCCGGCATTACCTGGATTGCCAGTAGATCCAGCGGTTGCCCCTGTTCCTGCATTACCATTTGCTCCAGTATTTCCTGCTGCGCCTGCATTACCTGGATTTCCTGCTGCTCCAGCAGTTGCCCCTGTACCTGCGGCCCCTGTTGTGCCGGCATTACCATTAGCACCGGCACCGCCAGGACTTCCTGCTGCTCCGGCGTTTGCTCCAGTTCCAGCCGCCCCTGTTGTGCCGGCATTACCATTGGCACCAGCTCCACCAGGACTTCCTGCTGCTCCAGCGTTTGCTCCAGTTCCTGCTGCTCCAGTATTTCCAGCATTTCCATTGGCCCCAGCTCCACCGGGACTTCCTGCTGCTCCAGCAGTTGCCCCTGATCCTGCGGCTCCAGTATTTCCAGCACTTCCATTGGCACCCGCACCACCTGCACTCCCTGAATTACCAGTCACTCCGCTACCGCCGCCTCCGCCGCCGCCACCGCCGCCGCCGCAAACGCACCCCCCAAGATTTGCGCTTCCACCAAAGCCACCATTTCCTCCGCCAGGAGAGCCTCCGGCGCCGCCGGGGGCAGAACAAGGCGCAAATGGGGTGCCAAAACAACCGCAGCCACCGCCCGGACTACCACCGCTACCGGCTCCGCCACCGCAAGGTCGGGCTGAACCTTGTCCGCCGCCTCCTCCCGTACCTGCGCTACCGCCAGTGCCACCAGCACCGCCGGCACCATTATTTCCTGGATTTCCAGAGTTTCCTGTGGCACCTGGATTCCCAGCATTTCCTCTTGCACCGCCAGCACCGCCGGCACCATTGGTACCAGGATTACCAGAGTTTCCTGTGGCACCTGGATTCCCAGCATTACCAGCAGCACCGCCAGCACCACCGGCGCCATTTGTTCCTGGGTTACCAGCATTGCCAGTGGCACCTGGATTCCCAGCATTACCAGCAGCACCGCCTGCACCACCGGCACCATTAGTACCGGGATTGCCGGAGTTTCCTGTCGCTCCAGCATTTCCAGCAGTACCACCAGCACCGCCAGCTCCGCCAGCACCATTCGTACCTGCATTGCCAGTGGCACCTGGATTCCCAGCATTCCCTGCAGCACCTCCGGCTCCTCCTGGGCCGCCAGCACCGTTTGTGCCAGCATTTCCTGATGCGCCGGGATTTCCAGATGTTCCAGCTGTACCACCAGCACCGCCAGCTCCGCCGGCCCCGTTTGTGCCAGCATTTCCTGATGCGCCAGGATTGCCAGATGTCCCAGCTGTACCACCAGCACCACCAGTTCCTGCGGCCCCATTATTTCCAGGATTACCAGCATTGCCAGCAGTACCAGGATTGCCTGCATTACCAGCGTTTCCATTGCCGCCACGACCAGATATATCTATAGAATATACGCCTGCAGGAACGACGAATGTTGCGGGGGCATTGAATACTTGTGTGGCTGGAGCAGCCTTACCTGAAGCTCTAAATACATTTAATGGCATCGTATAACCTTCTTATTAACCTGTATTTGCAAGAGATAAGGCACCGAGATATGTTGTACCTCCGTCGAGGGTAAAGAAACTGAAGACATCGATTTTATTTGCACCAGTTGACATCGTCGGTGTCGAAGCATTCGGATATTTAACAGAAGCCGGCCACGTGATTATTCTCGATCCCGTGGCGTCTTGTTTACAATGAAGTGTGAAACTGTATGCATTGCCCGATGCAGGAGGATTTGAAAATGTAATTGTAATAGACGCGTTGGCCAATGTCAAATCGAATACGTTGGATAGTGATAAATCTACAGTGTGAGTAGTTGTTGTTATAGTATTGGCAACAACTGCTTCTTTGTATGAAGCAAGCTTAGGATTACTTAACACATTATTTGCCATTGCAACGTTGGCATTAAGAGTAGTAATACCAGCTACTTGTAGCGTCGAGGTTACGTTGGCAAAACCAGTGATCGTAGTATTACCGGCAGCAAGGGTGGTAATTCCAGATGCAGCACCTGCGGCTACAAGAGACGAAACAGCAAGTGGTTGACTGTTTGTAGACCAGCGATCATTTGTTTCATCCCAGACGAACTGAACGTTGGCAGACGTCCCGCGCATGATCTCGAAGCCAGCATTCTCAGTAGGAGGATTAGCTCCAAGATCTGCATTCAGCGTAACAATATTATCACCAACGTCGAGTGTTGTGGTGTTCACGTAAGTTCTTGTACCGGAAACTGTCAGGTTACCCGAGAGTGTAAGATCGGCGATTGATAATGTGGAATTCACATGAATACCAGTCGTATTGACCGTAAGTGTTGGCCCAGCAGTTACTCCAATTGTACCACTAGTTGTAATCGTTCCACCAGAAAGTCCATTAGCCGTGGCGACTGAGGTTACACCTCCACCGGTGGCACCTTGAGCACCTTGAGCGCCTTGAGCACCAGTAACACCTTGAGGTCCAGCAACACCTTGAGCACCAGTTGCGCCAGTTGCGCCTTGAACACCTTGAGCGCCGGCAACACCTTGAGCACCAGTTGCGCCAGTTGCGCCTTGAACACCTTGAGCGCCAGCAACACCTTGAGCACCTTGATCACCCGTTGTGCCTTGAGCACCAGTTGCGCCAGTTGCGCCTTGAACACCTTGAGCGCCAGCAACACCTTGAGCGCCTTGAGCACCCGTTGTGCCTTGAGCACCTTGTGCACCGGTTGCACCTTGAGCACCTTGAGCGCCTTGAGATCCGAGAGTAAGTGAAGCACCATTTAAAGTTGTAACTTGAACAATATCACCAGCAATCGCATTCGATGTAAGCGTTAAGACCGTGGTATTTGTCGTGTTATAGTCAACGGCCGCAATCTGACGCGAACCATTAATGAAGACGCTTTCAAGCCCTAAAGTATATACGAATGTGTTTGATGTGTCGTCTAATCCTGTAAACACCGTGGTATTCGATGTGACAGTAAACGTATAGGTATTCATGGTAGCAGCATTTGCCGTACCGCCTGAGCCCCAATAAACTCCTGTTCCATTCGATGAAAGAACTTGGCCGTTGGATCCAGAAGATCCGTTGGCTACGATCGTAGTGACAGCGAGAGAAGAGAGATTTGAACCAACTTCAAAGATGGCATTCGCAGCATCTGAAGAGAAGACTTTACGGTCAGTTAGGTTGACTGCAAATTCACCGTTATCAATAAAGCCGGAATTTGCTACGTCAGTAGTATTAGCTGTACGACCAGAAATTGTCGTGCGCTTAAATTGAAATTTATTTGCCATTCTCAACCTCTATATAGAGCAACGAAGCGGTTATGTAACCCCTAATATTCTATTTATACAGAAGTATCTTCAGCTTTTTTATTTTTATTTCCAAGCTTTTCAAGATCAACAATTTTTGCTTGAAGACTGGTCATGGTTTTATCGGCCATGACCAGTCTTGTTTCTAGCATGATGTTCTTACTTGTAAGATCATGTACACTCGCGAGTAATCGATTGATGTACTCATTTACAAATTCAGCTTCCATAAATTAGAATGTCCCGCCGTCGAGGGTTGCGTATACAACTGCTGTACCGTTAGACTGAAGCACGAATCCAGTAGAGCCAACAGCTAATTTTCTAAAACCGTTCGAAGAGTTAGCAACTAAAATGTCTTCTGCAGTAACAGTCGCGAGTCCAGTACCACCGCTTGTTCCAGGCAGTGCAGTCGAAAGACTCAATGTATTCGCTGTGATACCAACCGCGAGTGTCGAGTTCGCAGTAAGAGTAACGTTAGTCGCGTTCGAAACCAAACCACCAGAGTTTAGGAATGCTTGTAATGTAGCAGTAGTATAACCGGCTGCTGCAGTGTCTACAGTTGTTGTAGGTTCTGTTTGAGAACCAGCAAAGAGCTTATAAACGCCATCTGTAGCATCACGGAAAAGACCGGTATATTTAGCTCCAGTGGCACCGTATTGACCATAAAGACCGATATCAAGAATGTCGGTTGTTGCGTTTCCGTTTGCAAGCTCGATCAGCGAATCTTGGACTGTCAGGTTGGTAGTATCGATTGTCGAAAGCGTACCGAGAACAGTCAGATTTCCGGAAAGAGAAAGATCTGTAATCGAGAGTGCAGTATTAACATGGAGTCCAGCAGAGTTGACCGTGAGTGTTGAACCAGTGGTAAGGCCAACTGCATCTGCAGTGACATTAATACCGTTAGCAGCACCAACATGAACTCCAGTCGCGTTAGCTGTAAGACCATCACCGCCAACAACGTTGATACCAGCGCCATCAACAGAAATACCGTTAGCAGCTTTGGCAAAGACGCCTGAAGTATTCGATACAATACCGTTGTTTGCTACAACAGCAATCGTGGCTGCACCACCTTCACCAGATGAGGATCCAGAAATACCGTTACCAGCTGTGATAGTAGCAACATAGTCGCCTGATGTACCCGAACCAAGAGCAACGTCGCCTGAAAGTTGCGATGTGGCAATTGAAAGTGCAGCAGCATTGACATAAACGCCCGAGGTATTCGAAACAATCGTACCGTTACCAGATACGACATGCACACCTGTTGCGTTCGAAGCAATACCAGCTCCGGCAACAACAAAAACGCCTGTTGCGTTTGCAGATAGACCGTTATTTGCAATAACGTGTACGCCTGAGGTATTTGAAGCAAGACCGCTATTTGCAACTACAGCAATCGCGTCTGCAGAGACGCTGATACCGTTACCAGCACCAACATCAAGAGTTACCTCGCCAGATGTACCGCCACCAGTAAGACCAGAACCGGCTACGACTGATGTAATATCACCATCTTGAGGTGTTACCCAGTATACAGCTGTTCCGTTCGATGCAAGAACTTGTCCTGCAGTACCATTTGTGCCATTTGCATTAAGAGCAACGTTAGTTCCAATATTGATCTGTGTGGCATTTGCTACGAACGCCGTACCAACACTCACAATCGCTGCGTTCACGGTGCCTGTAGAGAATACACCGGTGGCATTCGCAACAAAAGAATTAGAACCAACGACGAAGTTACCGCCAGAGCCAGCAAGAACGCCGCCGGCAACAGACAGTTTATTATTGGTATTATCAAACGTAAAGTCTGCGTCTCCGGCTAATGCGCCAGAATTATTAAATTGAACTTGTGTATTTGAACCAGATACGCCAGAAGTAGGAGTTTCCCAATAAGCGGCTGTTCCATTTGAACTCAGTACTTGTCCGTTGGTACCCGTCGAACCATTGGCTGTAACTGTTGTCACAACAGCGTTAGCAACAATAATCTTGTCGATACCAGAGGTACCATTCGCAACGAGTGCTTGGTTGGCGGTCAGTATACCAGGATTAAATTTACCGGCAATGGTGATCGAAGCACCATTCGAACCAATAAATAAGTGATCGCCATTTGCTGTAAACGCTAATTCACCGTTAGCTAATGTTGGCGCATCAGCTGTCGTTAACGACCTTTTAATTTGAATTAAATTGTCTGCCATTTGGCTATTCCTTTTAGGTTAAAATGATCCGCCGTCGAGATCTACTGCTAGATCCGCGAATGACAGTTGTCTCACCTCATATTTATCATTTTGAGAATTGTAGATTAATGTAGCGCCATTGGCGGCTTCAACGACGCTGACGTCGAGTATGTTTTCAATACTTCGTATTTCTTGAATTTGATTTTTCAGAGTAATAGGACCAGCAGATGATAATCTGCCGTTGTTATTTGTAATTGTAGCGACTAAACGAGATGCACCTGCCATTATCTTGTAACTCCTGGTGTAACTGTGACGATACCTTCAACAAGACGAGAAACTGTTCCGCTGCCATCAGTCAACTCACAGTCATATACGTATCTTCCGGCTGTAAGGCCATTTGTGGTATTTGCCGACATCGAAAGAGCGACGACGCCAGTCACAGCAGTAATCGAAACTGTAAATGCGGTTTGAGCGGTCGAAGTATAATGCTTACGCATCTGAGCGGCACCTGTAAATCCTGTAAGATTTACGATGTTACCATTTTCATCAGTCACATCAATAGACGTAGCAAATGAAGTGCCTTGATCGATAATGATATTTGCTTTCAGTGCCATTTAATTCTTCCGCTATGTTTATTCAAAACTATAAGATGTTACAGTTATCACCCAATATTTAGTTTCTGCACCATTTGATGCTGATACGTTAAACGTTTGTTCATTGAAACCACCTGTATAAGCTGCTACAAGTTCAATTGATGAAGCACTTCCTCCACTTGCAACACTGGCGTATCCACTAAATCCATCTCCTCCAGTATAAGTCCAAACTACGCTTGAAGAAGCTGTGATAGTATAACCTGCTTGGGAACCATACGCTTCGGCAGTGTCAAAAGTCGGAGATGATATTGTGCCGCCCACGGGACTAAAAGTAACTAAGGCTACATCTGCATACGGACGTATTCCTACATATTGCCACGTAGATCCATTCCACATTTTAACGGCGGCAAAATCTTGGCTCCCGACCCACGACGAGCCGTTCCAATATTTAACAGGTTTAGCAGATAGGAACGTTAGCGGCACTTATTATTCTCCTGGCTTAGATGGCCAAACAACGTCTGCTGCATTTGTATAAGTCTGAGGAAGATCTCTTAAAGTTTGACGATATGTAGCCCAAGCAGTTTTATCTCCAGGCCAATCTGCCATTTGAGTATAGTCAGATAAAGCTAGAAGATTATTTCTTTTCGATCTAATTTGTTCCCAAGTAATTACCACGACTCGATCTTGCAAAACAAGATTTCCTTGTGATAAAACCAATTCTTTATTTTGCATATTCATACCATGGAGAAACTGCTGGTGTTGCTCTGCGGTAATTTCAACAATATCTTGCGGCAATGACGGATACCCAAAATCAGTATCGTAAAAACCTTTTGTTGTTGGGCTGTAGTAAATTGTCATTTTATTAATATCCCATTGCTAACCAGTAACCGGTATGAGAACTTTCATCTCCGTTAAACCAACTGAAACCAGTTGTTGATACACTAAAAATGGTTGCACCTTTAGAAGCCTGTCCAAATACGCCTGTATCTCCTACGCCATTCATCACAGCTCGGGCAACCGCGGTGAACGATGTTGGAAATGATCCAGATCCTGTAGTATTTGGAGTAACAGTTACTGTTCCCCACTGAATAATTGCTCCGTTTGGCAACTTAGTCCATCCATTTGACGAGAGACTTTGTGTATATCCTGTAGTTCCTGCAGTGTCAATCCAGATATCACCAGCCGCTGAAGCAGTAGGTTGAGTCGCTGTTACAAAAACTTGGCCGCCACTTGTAAATCCTGCGGTGACGTGTCTTAGAATAGGCGCGACAGCACCAGATGCACTTCCTTGGGCACCTTGTGGTCCGGTTGCACCTTGAGCACCTGTTATACTTGAACCTGCCGCGCCTTGAGCACCAGTTGCACCTTGTGCTCCGTTTATTCCAGGAGATCCTTGAGGACCAGTTGCACCTTGAGCGCCTTGTAATCCTTGAGCACCTTGAGGACCAGCAACTGAAGATGCTGCACCTTGTGCACCTGTAAGGCCTTGCGGTCCCTGTGGTCCTTGGATACCTTGCAAACCTTGGGCGCCTTGAGGACCGGCAACGGTTGAAGCAGCACCTTGAGCACCAGTTGTTCCTTGCGGTCCCTGAGGTCCGATAATTCCTTGTGCACCTTGTGGTCCCGTCGGTCCTTGAACCGAAGGTCCTTGTGGTCCTTGAGAACCAGTTGTTCCCTGTGGACCCTGGGAACCAGTTATTCCTTGCGCGCCTTGTGGACCAGGAACTGTCGAAGCTGCGCCTTGAGCACCAGTTGGTCCTTGAGAACCGGTAGATCCTTGTGCACCTTGAGCACCAGTTGCACCTTGCGCACCTTGAGGTCCAGCAAGTTGCGTCCACACCAAGTTAGCTGTCGCTCCACTTGATGCAAGGACGAAACCTGTTGTTCCAGCAGATTGTGTAGGTAGAAGGTTATTGATCGATCCGCCTGTACCGCCCCGAGATGTAGGAAGTGTACCGACAGTAATAGCAGATGCATCAACAAATACGCCTGCCGCGTTTACTGTTAAACCAGCATTCGCTACAAAACTAATCGTAGGATTTCCAGAAACGCCGTTGCCGTTTGTTACGCTAATGCCGTTCGTAGAAGCAATCGATACCGTAGTACCTGTTCCTGTACCAGTTCTGACTACGATACCATTCGCCGAGATATTGTATACGGTGTTAGCATTGCTTGCTGTACCAGTATAGAGCGACGAGTTAACGCCTGCTCCACTCGGGAAATTCACCGTATTTGTAACGGTGATATTGTTTGCAAAGACATCAAAGCGAGCAGTCGTAGTACCAAGTGCACCACCGTTTGCATCTGGTCGTAGTGTTCCATAAGATGTCGTATTAAATACGAAAGCATTGAAACGGTTTGAAGTATTACCGAGTGGCTGCTGATCTGCAATCAGAAGAACCCCGCCTTGACCGATGGTAACGTTGGCGTATACAAGAGAACCATTTACTACAAGGTTACCAGATACAACAAACAAGTCGTTTTTAAAGTGCGCGTTGGCTTCTACGTCGACACGATCATAGAAGATCGCGTTGCCAGAAGCAACTAGACCGTTATCAACCTTAAATCTATTATTTGCGCCTGACATATATTACCTTACTTAATGAATTGAGCAACAACTTTTGCAGCCGTGCTAGATCTTGTTTGATTGACATATACTCTTACGTTTGCAGTAGCCACGTTCGCAGAGAAAGTACCAAGTAAGCTGACTCCGGAATTAGCTGCAACAGGTGAAGAAACCGTACCATATGTTGTAAGCTGCGCAGTCGAATTATCATGAGCAAGTAGTACTTCAGAGATCTGTGTATTACCAGCATTTTTCAATTGAATGAGAAGTTTAGCAGTGCTATAGTCTGCCTTTGGATATTCGAAGACAAGAAGATCTGAACCAGTCGTAGCTCCAAGATTTCCGTTTGCAAAGATATCAACTACGTGCTCAGTCTTGAAAGTCACGATGTTTGCATGTGTAGCAGGACCAGTCACTGCGAGCGTATTCGCTAGAGCAGTTGCTCCTGTTACTCCAAGAGTACTCGAAAGCGTTGTAGCTCCAGTTACAGTGAGCGTATTCGAAAGATTCGTATTTCCTGTAACCGTCAGCGTATTTGCAAGAGCAACGTTCGAACTGACTGTCGCAGCACCTACAACAACAAGATGGCTTGTCGGCGTAATGGTAAGATTCGCAGATGCAGTGATCGATCCATTACCAATCGCCGTATTAAACGTTGCATTCCCAACAAGAACCGTAGTAGCATTTGCAACGACATTCGCTCCGACTGCAACAACTGTTTGGTTAGCAGTAACAATACCTGCAAAGAATCCTGTCGGTGTAACGTTAGATGTCGACGTTGAGTTGACAATGCTAACAATTCGAGTATTCGCTAAAACGGTATTACTACCTTCTGCGGTGAAGAATCGAAGCGATGTTAACTCAGAAGCGTTAAGCGTATTACCTACAAATACTCCGCTACTATTTGCTACAACGTTACCAATCGCACCTGTTCCAGTGATTTGCACTGTACCACCATTGGTAGCATTTGCCGTGACGTTTGCGCCGAGCGAGATCTGAATAGTATTGGCAGTAAAGATGCCAGTTTTAAATGCGTTCGGTTCGATGTTTGCAGTGGCACTCGAGTTAGCGATGCTAATGATTCGAGTATTTGCAAGAGTGGTGTTTGAACCTTCAGATGCAAGGAAACGAACTGATGTGACTTGTGAAGAGTTTAAAGTATTACCTACATGCAGGCCACTACTATTTGCAACCGTATTGCCGACCGTACCAGTTCCTGTTACTTGGATCGTGCCGCCGTTGGTAGCATTCGCAGTGACATTGGCACCAAGTGAAACTTGAATGGTGTTAGCTGTAAAGATGCCTGTCTTGAAACTGATAGGATCAATATTTGCAGATGATGTTGTATTGGCAATGCTAATGATCTGATTGTTTGCGAGTACGGTATTGCTACCTTCTGCGGCAAAGAATCGAACACTCGTCATCTGACTGTTCGTAACAGTATTGCCTACATATAGGCCGCTGCTATTTGATACACTGTTACCTACTGCTCCGGATCCTGTGACTTGGATCGTACCACCATTCGTGGCATTAGCAGTGACATTGGCACCTAATGTAATCTGAATCGTGTTCGCTACAAACAATCCAGTGCTAAAGCTAATTGGATTCATCGTAGCAGTGTTAGTGCTATTCGCGGCAACAACTGCGAATGCAGTTGCTGTTGTATTCGTGGTCGAGTTCGACTGAATCGTCAGCTTCGTTGTGTTAGCGACAAGGTTTGCACCAGTCAAACCAGCATGTAGACCGTACTGCCACATGAATGTGTTCGAAGAACCATTGGCAACTTCCAGACGAATTTCGGTCGATGTCACGTTGCTCAGAACAGTGTTCGTACTGATCATGAGATTCGCAAACGAACCGTTGACGTTTCCGCCTTTCATCCAGTTTGTTACGACGAGATTATTAGCCCCGAATGTTCCGTATAGCTGAGCTGTTCTTGGAAACGCAGTGTTACCCGTGTTTGCATACGTGCTATTTGCAGTGATGATTTCTGTCGAAAGCGCGTGAAGAAGTTCATTGGTCTCGAGGAGCCAAACCTCGAACGAGTCGGTAATTACATCAACATTAGCTACTGGTCTTGACATTAATTTCTTCCATTCACTACTTGTAAGAGTAGAGTTTTAATTTCTTTGAGATCGTCTTCGACTGCACTGATTCTATTCGATAGCTCTTTGCTATTCTTCGCTTTCGATCTCTCTGCTACAAACTTTGCATAAGATGCATCGTCTGTATTTATGAAAGCTCCAGTAGAAGTATCTTTCATGAATCCATCAGTTTCAGTCTTGACTAACATTATGCGGAAACTCCGATAACCTGAATAGCCTCTACCTTTGGAACAATGTGAGATTGCGTTGCAAGAAGAACGATCTTAATTTGCATCGATGTATAGCGATCGAACTCTACATATTCTGAGTTGACATATCTTACAGTGTTATCATTTTCAACATTGTTCCATGCAATATTTCTGTACTTCAGTTTATCGATAACAATATCTGATCTTGTAACTCCGGCCGACACGAGACTTGAAGTTGTAATGTTTCGATATGTGCTGATCGCAGTAGTATTTGCTGCCGAGACCACGAACACTTCATGATTACCAAAGTCTTGATCTTTGATTCGAATCAAGTCGCCAGCAGTCACTGTCGCCGAATGATCGCTTGTTGTAGTAATTGTATTCGAACCAGATGTAATTGATCCAGTTCCTGGAAGAGCGACTTGAAGTTCAGGAGCAGTATCAAATCCATATGTAAACTCGTAGAAGTCATTTGGA